CAGCATTGTAAAGATCAAAATTATTTCTTACTAATTTATTGTGAGTTAAAATTAATACAGCAGCATCATCTTTTATAAGTTCAGCTTTTTGACTTATAAAATCTTTTACTTTTTGTTTGTATTCTAAATCTTGAGCAAGATTACCAGAGTTTAATTCAAAGCTATCTAATATTTTTGGTTCATCACCAATCTTAGAATTAAATATTTCTGATTTAAAAACACTAACTCTTATTGTGTTAGATTGAGTTTCTTTAAAATCTTGGTAAACTTTGTTGCCAAATATTTCTTTTATAGCGGATTCGTTAATATCTACTTTAATTCCATTTTCCAAACCTACTAAATAATTTGTTATATTTTCTCGTAGTATAGGTGTTGCTTCTAATTTAGCATCTCTTTTTAATTCTTCTCTAGTTTTTAAAGTTAAACCTTCATACTTACCTGTGTTTAAATTTACATAAGTTTGAACTGGGTCATTGGTAATATCTTTTTGTACCTCAAAATAAGCTACAGTATTTGGAATAGCTGCTATTTTTGCTTCATAAGTATCTATATCAATTAATCCATCATTATAATCATCTAAATATATTTTACTTAAATCTGTAGGTAATTCTTTTTTTGCTAATTCATTATTTCCATATATAGCTTCTGTTAAAAGACTTTGCTCTTTAGTATTTGACTCAATAGCTCTTGATTCAACTAAATTTTTATAAACAGCATTATCTACTGAAAATATTTTTTTTTGTTCTTCTAATAAATAACTATTATTAAACATAGTCTTAACCATACTATTAGATGCTAAAGCAGCATATTTATCTCTTATAATTTTACTTTCTTGCATAAGATAAGCATTAGCTTGATCAGAATTTTTATATAAAGAAGATGCTTTTTGAGCCACATCATTTAATTCTAAAACAGATTTATTTTCTAACTCAAGAGCTTCTGTTTTATTTTCAATTCCTTTTTCTTTAACTTTATAATCTACAATAGCTTCAGTAACTGGTGCTAAAGCAGTACCAATAGTTTGTGATAAAGGTATTTGAATATTTGATTTAACAGATCCAACTTCTGCTGTAGGAGAAACTTCTGATGTAAATGTAGGAATTTTTGGCATTAAATATATCCACCCATTTTTAATAAACTTGTTCCTGTAGATGTAACTGTTCCAAGTTGTGCAAGTCTAGCTTGTTGTATAGCAATATTTCCTTTAATTCTAGCAAAGTTTGCTTCTTCTATTTTTTGATTAGCCGCAACTTTAGAATTATATTCTATAACATTTTTTTGAATTTTACTTTGTTCAACATTATATCTTAAATTATTTAATGCAGTTCCAGATAAGGTTGCTCCAGATTTTAATGTTGCTACTTTTGTTTGTGCTTGTAATTGTAAAAATTGTTTATCAAATTTAGCAAGATTAAACTCAGTTTGTTTTTCTATAGCTGCAGCTTCTTGCTCTGCAATTAAAGCATTTCTATCATTTACAGCTTGATTGTATTTACCAATAGCACCTTGTTGCTGATATTGTGCTACACCCATTGCACCAACTAATGCTCCTTGCCAACCCATTAGAATAACCTCGCATACATATATTGATCTGATCCATCAAATCCCCATTTTCTCATCAAACCTTCTTTTTCTAAACCTAACCACTCTGCAAATCTTTGACCTTCAGAAAAATCTTTTCTTATTGCAGATTGAACTCTAGTAATATTATTTTCTTTTGCAACTCTAGCAAAATCTTTTTTAATTGCTTTAGCTACACTTAAAGGATGTTTCCACATCTCGCTTGTTGCAATTACCCAACCTTCAGCAACTTGACCCCAAACCATTTTCATTCCTGCAGCAAAAATAGGTTCATAATTAACGATACCAGTAAATGCTAAATGATCTTGTTCTAAATTTTTAGCATTACCATCAACATTAATATAATGTCTATCTGCTTCTAATACTTTATGATTCATTTGTTGAGATAAAATAAATTGTCCATGCTGTGCAGTATAAGGCACTATATGTAGTATGTTATCCATCATTTGTTACTAACCTTGGGTATAACGATAAAATTGTAAAAGGTAAAGGTTGAGTTTGTCTAACATAAATAAAACCATCTGTCTCGTAGTTTCCTCTAAATTCTACTTCTTTATCTCCTGTAAATGGAGGTATACCTTCATCCATTAAATTAGCAGAAGATCTAAAAGGTATTCTTTCCATATCATTTAAGTTTGGTCCAACTTCTATACCTATTGTTTCATACATTCTAACTGTAATATCATATATTCTTTTAGTTTTACCTTGTGATGTACCATCTTGTGATCCAGCGTCTAGTCTCATAGTTTGTAATAAAGATGTATAAGCTAAACCTACTTTAACATTTTTTGCTGAACGATCTAAAGTAATTTGACCACTACCATTTACAGTTTTATTTGGATGAGTTGAACCATCTGCTAATATAGCAACTACTTGACCTTCAAGGTGTGCTAATCCAGAAATGGTTGTTGCAGCACTACCACTATAACTTAATGCACTATCTAAAAAATTAAATGATGTATTATCTGTTTCGTCAAAATCAAGTTCGTTTAAATATTCAACATATCTTTTAGTAGTACCATCTATTGTTCTTTTAACAATTACCCATGTTTGATATTCTTTATCGTCTGTAGGAATAACAGCTACACTATCCACTACTGCCTTACCTTCACTTGTTGCAGTTAATCTTGTACTGTCAAAACTTTTAATCGTTAAATATCCTGTTGCTTCATGTGCTGTTTCAGTAACAGTTACTACTGCACTTGCTACTGTTGCAGTAAAATCAGCGTGAGCATTGATTGCAGTTTTTAAATTAGTTGCTGTAGTGTTGTTGTTAGTTTCAGTTTTAAATTCATTGGTTCCAGCAGTTCCTGTTGTTGAAGTAAAGTCTACAGTTGTGCCATCTGATTTTGTTAAAGTTAATTTAGTTCCACTTGTAATGTTTGCATAATCAGAAACTGTTAATGTTGCTATACCAAATCTTCCACCAAAAATATGTCTGTGCCAAGCAGTTACTTGTTGCTCTCTTTGATATGTTAATCCAACTAACTCTCCATCTTCTCTTGTGGCATAAATAATTTGATTAGGTTCTTGTTGATAAGCAACTTGAGTTAAACCACCTTCAGTAATATGTTCTGCAAGAATAGTCATGTCTGGAGCCACATAACCATCAACATCAAAGTTAAAAGCTAGTTCTCTAATTTTTCTTCTTGCTCTTTGTAAAAATAATGTTGCGTTACCTACAGCTATAGCATCTACATTAGCTGCACCATGGTTAGATTGTTTTTTAATTAATATGTTTGTTGGAGTAATAGCATTATCTGCACCACCTCCAGATACTGCAAACTCACCACCTGCTGTACCAATAATTAAAGTTCTTGTAGTTGTCATAAAACGAATAGCATTAACTTGGTTAGAAGCAATCGTATAAATAATTGCATCATCGTCTGCTATCGTTCCACCAAGATTAGCATCCATATTTTCATAATCACCAGATTTAGAAAAATAAACTGTTTGTGGATTATTAAGTGTTGCGGCAAAAGCTAATCTTTGTTCAAAAAAGGTTACGCAAGAAGGATGACCTGTGGTGTCTGAAAATGCTCCAAGATACCAATTAGTAATTGCGTTAGCATTTGCAAAAGCTGTAGTTACATTTACAGTTATAGATGTTGTACTTCCTACTGCTGTAATAACACCATAACCAGAATTAAAATGTATTTGTCTACCAATATCTGTTGCTAAAAATCCAGAGTCACTATTAATTCCTGTTACCGCAGATGCTGTAATAGTTCTTGATCCTGTCGAAGCAGAGGATGGAGTTAATGTTGTTGCTGTAGTATTTGGGTCTAAGAATGGTCCCTTAGTAAAACTAACATCACTAAGTGTCCAAGATGTATGACCTGTTCTAGATAATTTTTCTACTTCATGATTAGGATGACAGATATACATAACGTCAGCACTCTGTGCAAATTTTAAATCAAATAATTCTGCTTCTAAATATGGTGTAGATATTTCATAAGCTGAACCACTAGATAATATTTGACCATTGTCTTTATAAAATCTTATGTATTGATTGCCAAACTCTAACATATAAGTTTGTGTTGTAGAAAATTCAAAAGGAATTAATCTTGTTTTTTTTGTGCTATCTTTTACTGCAGCAACATAATTTGTACCCGGTCTACGAGCTGCACTACCATGTGGATATACGATTAAGTTTTCTAAGGTTGAGCAACCAGAAGCATACTTTGCTAAATCATTTCTACCATCTAATCTTGGAGATAATTCACCACCTGTAAAGTTCGTTAATTGAACTGCAACTCTAGCCATAGGTTAGTACCTTGAGTTAATAAAACTACCTGCGTCTATTGCGTCTGTCATTCCTAGATCTTGATCTATATTTTGACCTTCAGTTGAATCTACAAATCTAGCATCTCTTAATTTATCTTGAAATAGTTGATACATATTTTGAGCTGTTTGATTGTTAGAAGTAACTCCAAAAGCAATATCAGCACCTAATGCAGCAGATAAAGTTTCTCTTAATAATTCATCATATTCATTAGGATCAGTAATTCTAGCAATGTATAATATTTTCATACTAGAAGCGTTACTTAAAATTTTTCTACCTTCTACTTTATAGTTTGAATCATAATCTAATATTCTAAGTAATCTTAAACAATCTGATGGTAATGTATAAGCATAACTAAAACCCCATGCAGGAGCTGTAGTATCTACTGCTAGTTCAACTCTTTTTTGTAAACAATTCCAAGGATGTGATCTAAACACACCATCTCTTACTTGTGTATATCTTTGATTGCAAAGTCTAGCGTTTTTTGAATCTTCTGTTAATGAAAGTATAGTTGTTGCACCTAATTGATTTAATGCTCCATTACAAATATCTACTGTTGATGCCATACTACTTCCTTATAATATATTTACGTCTTATTTGTCTATCTTTTTCTAACGCAAATATTTCTTCTGTTGTTCTCTCTTCTTTAGTATCAAATCCATAATGATTTTTATTATCATTTTTAAACCTATCTACTAATACATACCTATATACATAATTATCTTTTTTAAAATGTAATACAGGTTTTAAATCTTGTATCTTCTTCATAAAAAGATAGGCGAGTTCCACTCTCGCTTTCCTCGCCTACCTACATACTATTAGTATAAACTAAACAATTAGTCTAGCACATACATCATAGTTAATTGAATAGTACCAGTACCTGCAGC